GTAGTATATACGGTTGTGCTTGCACTTAAATCTGCGTTGGCGGTATATAAGGCGATCTTGTATGTATAAGCCGAACCTACATCAAAGTCTTCAAGCCCTTTAAGTACATTTAATTTAAATACATTACATAATTGTTGAGTGATCATACGACTGGTACCCTAACTTGTCCGTTGCGATATGCATCACGTCTATCTTTACCATCACCCAATTGTTTGAGTAAGAACATGGCTTCATCATAACGTTTTTGGTATTGAGCCAATACGTCAGCTTCACCTTTCATGTACGTATACGCTTCCAACAACGCACCATATAATAAGGCAGAATCAAAGTTATCACCGAGCCAAGTATTATTAGCAGTGACAATAGACTCAGGATAGTAATAATAGTGCAACTCAACAGAATAGTTACTATCGGGTGTTGGCCCCAAAATGAATGTGTTTTGGTCGAATAAGGCATAATATTCTGGAAGCCCCGTAGAAGTAGGTGATGGATAAGATGCACGAATAAAGTTAACATCTTTATCTAACAAATAACTATAGTTGCCAGAAGCATCAATTACAGCTAATGAAAAAGTTGCCAACCAATCAGATGGGCAAGTTAAATACTTGTTATTTACAGTAGTTGTACCTGTCTTATTACGACGAATAGCAGGAAACTGCACCGAGTTATAAATACGTTGTTCAGCTTCTTTAATGAACGTATTAATATCAGCTGTTTCAAACTGATTCTCGGTGTAGCTTTGTATCTCTGCAACTAACTGGGAGTAGTTCATTGGCCTACCTTATGCTAACGGACCACGTGATGTTTTACCACGAACAGCAGCACCAGCGCCGCGTTGAACAACACCTGAAGTTTTAACTTCATTACGGCCTGGATTACCCATGCTTACGCGTGGAGTACCTGTGTTTTTACCAACATCACCTGCTTTAAGTGTGTTAGGGTCTGTATCCCAACCAATATTTGGTGTAGGTACATTCTGTGGTTGTTTATATTCAGCCATGATTAACCTTTCTGATTTGCAGCACGGGCTAAGTTACGACCCATTTTTTTCATCGCTGCTGATGTAACTGAACTAGCTTTACCGCCTTTAGATACACCACCATCAACAGGTAACTTAGCACCGTCGATACCAAGTTGTTTACCTTTAGTTTTACCTTTTTTATTAATGCCTTGAGCGCCTGATTTGAAAGCCATTTTAATTCTCCTATGTGGTTGTTACGGTCACTGTACCTTCTGCAGACACGGCAACCAATTGGTTTACTTCTAAATTAAATGGATCATGCAACCCAACTGGATTCCACCCCCATTGTATTACTCGGCTACCATCCAATGGCACACCTGTAGCATTAGGACTTACACCCGTAGTTTCAGTTAATTGCAACCCGTTTAACCCTGATTGGTAATAACCTAAATCAGGTCTTGGATCACGAACTGCTTGTGCATCCGAAACTGGGTACATACCTAGTTGTAACTGAGGCTGATCAGGTTCCCAGCAATCTTGGCATACGAGGATATTAACATTTTTAGTCTTAATAACCAACCGTTTAAGTTGAGACAATTTAAACCTAAAATTGCACCTATCACACTGGGCGATTGCAAACTTACCACTCGAATATTTACTAGGCATAGTTTACACCTTTTTTTATATTCTCTATACCAGGAATCACTTGTAAATTAGCTATAGTGTGCAAGCCACTTACCGTCTTACCTTGCAATGGAATTATATGGTCAACATGCCAGCTAAATCCATGTAGCTTTGTTCTATCAGAAGCTAATCGATATACTTCTTGAATTAACCATAACTCGTCATCATCAATCCACTTAGGAGTTCTATTTAACATAGTAGCTCTGCGCTTCCTTGTTAATGCATTTATTGCATGTGGGTTAGCTAATCTCCACTTTGCTCTAGCTTTCCTTCTTTTTTCTGGGTTAGCCTTAGCATACTCATTATCTCTAATCCGTACATGTTCTATGTTATTATCTTTCCATGTACGTTTTAATTCCGCTATTCTACTAGCATTTAATTGTCTATATTTTTTCATGTATATAGCAACACAGGCTTTACAATCATTTCCCCGTCTAGGAAAGAAGGAAAGTAGTTTTATTTCATTGCATTTAGCACATTGTTTCATCGGATAAATTGCATTCTGGGGGCAAGTCGTATTGCGGCTTTCTCGCGATCTTCTTCCGCTGCCAATTGGAACTCTTGTTCATATGCGGCTTTAAGCATTTCAATTCTTGGAAACGCCTCTGGTATTTTTAAACTTAGATGATATGCTAAGCCAGCTACCATACATGGTAAAAATCTAAATGGTATATCCTGCATATGACTACCACCTTCGCCAGCATCTTGAATGCGACGTAGTCTATAGTACACAAATGAATAATAGTTACTTTGTTCTGGAGCAGGCCACACATTAATCTGTGGGTACTTAATACCTGTTACAGGATAATCTGCACCTGATTGACGATTGATCCATACTTGAATCGGACGTCCCTGTGCGTTTTTATTTGGGATTGTGATGTATGTAGACTCACTAATACGTGTAATATTAATATCTTGTTGGTTTTGTCCCGTACCTGTACGCACTACATGATCAAGTAAATCAATAGTATCAACGGGAAGATCGTATACAATTTGACCTTGTACTAATGGGATTGTGCCTTGTTCTATAGTCCAAAGATTAATCCCGCGATTAGCCCATTCGATTGTAAGTAAATTAAGACTACGTCGTGCAGTCTTAAGGTCATATCCGGTACGTAGCTCAGATCCACAGCGTTCAAATGCCTCTTCTACTAGATTATTTAGGTCTAGGTTAAATGTACTTGTACCTGAAACTGTTGTTGTGATTGCCATTATTTACCTTACCAAGTGAAGACTACTTCTAGAAACCCTAGACTTACAATAACGTAATTCTCATCTTCAACTATTTCGTATTGAACTCCAACGTTAAATCCACATATTAGACTTATTGTGCAGAGTTCCATTTTATTTACTTTTTAGCGGTCTTTGCTGATTCTATAAAATCCATCTTAGATGGAGCACCCTTGCTACCTACCTTACGCATTTTCTCGCCTGATCCTGCAGCGATACGTTTTTTCTTTGCGTTTATGTTTGCATATAATCCAGGTAGTTTAACCTTACCGCCTTCTTTATATACATCAACTTTATTAGGGTTATCCTTACGGGTAATTACCCGAGGTTTATCCCCGGGCATTTTATCCTTAGCAATACAACCCATACCGCGTGAGGGTCTCATTTAGCAAATCTTTCCACGTGTTTTACCACGAACCTCAATACCACCGCCTTTAGCAAATGGACGTGGCTTGATGTATTTACCTTTAGGATCGACTGGTGGTTTGTCATCTTCTGGTACATCTTTTGGTGCTGGTTTGCCTTTAGCCATTACATCGCCACCTGCAGCATATTTAGCTACTTTACCACCACATTTAAGTTTACTGAGGTTAGATTTCTTACCCCCATGTAATTGTTTTTCATGCATGCCAACAGCTTTTTTAGCCATGGCTTTATCTTGTTTGATGTCGTCTTTCATTATTTAGACTCCTTTTTCTCTTTTTTAGCAGGGGCTACTGGAGCTGCTGGTTTTGGTGCTTGACCATTTGGATTTACAATCATGTTATTTTCCTTTTCCTAACCATCTTTGAACAGTTTTAGTTTCGTAAATGCGAATCAATGTCCACACGATTGATAATCCTGCAGCAATTGACGGTAGTATTTGTACTAGTGAACCCAAAACAATTCCTATTGATGTCCAATCAATGACATGTTTTGTATGTTCATTAATCTCTTGAACGTGTTTAATCATTAACATTTCCACCTTTTTAGTGAGGCAGCTTTCCTTGTAGGACGGCCTTTTTCATCTTTCATAGGACCGGGCATACCTGACATACGTGCGCAGAATGACTTCTTACGAGGTCCGCCTTCTGGTTGTGGAGCCTTTAGGTTTGATCCTGTAGCTTTGTTGTATTTAGCGCGGCCTTTTGCTGTGAGACCTGCACCTTTCGATACAGGAAGCTTCTCACCTCGACCTACTGCTAATGATGGGTTCTTCTTAGCCATAGAATGCAACTACTGTAGCATCGGTTAAGACTGCGTAAACGCTAGTACTAAACTTAACGCCTTCGCCAGGAATAACGATATTTATAGTGCCTGCAGCTGCTGGAGCTGTATAGGTAAATACGCTGGTACCACCGGATCCACCGTCTTTTAATTCAACGGTTCCACCAGTAGCAAAAGAAACAGTTAATCCTTTTACACGTGTAGGCCCTGCAAATACTACACCGCTAGCTGCTAGCGATTTAGCTTTTACATCTGTCTGCATCATAATTAATCTCCTATATATTTAGTAAGGGCTGTCATGTGGGCGATCGACATTTAAGGCTTCTTATTAGGAAGCCACCCTCAGATTAATTAAGCAGTTAAGTTGTTAGCTTGAACGTAACGAACTGTAATTACGCCAGTACCTGTACCAGTGTTTGTTGATGTAACAGCGATCTTAACGTCTGTTGAACCTACATCAATGAAAGCACCTGTACGAGTAGCATCAGTACCTGGAGTAACTGAAAGCACACCAATAGCAGCACCATCAACTGCACCTGCAGCTGTAAAGCGTGTAGCTAAAGCTGTTGTACCTACGCCAAATGTTGTAGCTACGCCTGACCATACTGCTGAAACCCATACTGTGATTTCAACGATTTGGCTGTTTGCTGGGATTACAATGTTAGTTGCACCAGAAGCTTGTGTGATTGGTGCAGATTGCGCCATTACTACTTGACCTACGTTAGCAACGTTTGTACCTAATGTAGTACCTGTTGTGTCACGAATAGTACCCGCACGTAATGGGCCTGAGAATGTGGTATTAGCCATAATATTTTCCTTGTGTTATAGCACGTTAACCCATTCAGCCTCTATAACGTCTGCTAGGGCAGTCTGAATTGGGTAAAATTTTTTCCTAGATGTCCCTTTTATACGCGTATTCTATTTAAGTGTCAATAGGTTAAAAAGAAAAAACCCCCAAGCAGTGTTACCTGATGGGGGCCGTGTTGCATTTATTATACTTTATTTGTTCATTACGTACATAGTAACTTCAAAACCAAAACGCATTTCAGTTGCTGCAGGTTTAGTCCAAGCCATGATGTTTCTCCTAATAGTCAGTAAATTATCCATTACCCCGGATAAGTCCCACTATAGACGCTTTTATTGCTATTACAATACAGAAAACCATTAAAAGAAAAAGCCACCCGAAGGTGGCTTAGTCTCGGTCGGGAACCCCCAACCCTTGTCTACTGATTAAGCACCAGCAGAACCATACATACCTAGTGGATCAGACCAACCGAATGAATAACGTTCACGTGCTTTATAACGAACGTTACCTGTATCGAAGTCACCATCCATTGATGTTGCTAATGGAGTACGTACAAAGTGTTTCATACCGTTAGGTACGTCTGTTGTCAAGAACCAAGCATTTGAGTCGGTCAAGAAGTGGTTAATTGCATAACCT